ATTATATTTTCATTAGTTAAGTTATAATTAACAGAATCTAAAGCAATCTCAGTAATCGCTCCTGCTGATACGTCAAATAAATTTAAAGATACACCTAAAGAGTCTAAGTCTACGTTAGAGTTAGCGTTTACGGATATATCATTTAAAAGCTCAGAAAATAAGATAGAATCTAAATCTACTGATACAGCATTATCTAACGATACCGATATATCATTTAAGCTAACGATAATAGACAAAGAATCTAAATCTGTTTCTACAGATTGAGACGTCGATACTCCTAAGTCGTTTAAAGATTCATTAAATGATAAAGAGTCTAATTCATGAGTTAAACTAACCCCAAGAGATACTAATATATCCTCTAAATTTATGTTAAAAATTATAGAGTCTAATAATGTATCAGAGGTAGTGGTAGTGGATACTGTAATATCTTCCTGAGTAATAGCTAAGGCTATAGAGTCTAAATTGACTACCGAGTCTTCTACAGTAAAAACCGTAATATCCTCTAAAACAGAGCTAAAAGATAAGGAGTCTAATACTATAGAAACGCTCTCAGTAGTAGATATTGTTAAATCATTTAAAGCCTCTACAAATGCTAAAGAGTCTAACTCTGTAGATGTATTTATCTGCCCCGTAGCGTCTATATTATTTATAACTTCAGAGTAAGATAGGGAATCTATCGTAACATTTTCACTTACGGGAATAGTTACTGTTATATCGTTTAAAGACTCTGTAAAAGATTGAGAATCTAAGTCTACAGATACATTAGAAGTAGGAGCGTCGGGGACTTCAAACTCTACCCAACTTATAGCTCCACCTCGCCTATTAGAAGGAGAGCCCCCACCACCCTCTATCGTAAATCGTATTCTTAAATCAGAGTAATCTGTTATGTTTGCTATATCACCTGAAAACGAGCCTATTGAAGTGGTGCCCCACGCTCCCATGTTAAAAGTACCTCCCTGAGATATTTGGGTAGCACCTTGATATATCTCATAACTAATAGTAGAGGTACTCCCTGATGTGTTATTAGGCACACCATTATCAGCTCTACTATGTCTGAATCGTATAGTATGGTCGGTATCTATGTTTGGGTTAACCCCTGCTGATAAAAGAACTTCAAAAACCGCTGTAGTATTATTATTAGACCATACAAAATCTGAGTCATTTGCCGTTATTTCGTCTACGTCTAAATGAGTACCGCCACCTATTTCAGTAGCGGTTATAGTTGATATAGGTCTTAAATACTGAGGCATATTATTAAGCTAAAGTCAATAATCCTGAAGCATTAATAGTTAATGTAAAGTCTCCTGCTGAAGATGTCCTATCAGTTACAAAATCATAATAAGCTACTAATATATCTGTAGCTGAGTTACCCGTATCTTTATATAGTACGCAACCTCTCGCTGTTATAGTTGATGCTGACCATGTAATGTTGTTACAATCTAATACTGCATTATCATTAGTATCGTTTTCTAAAGCTGTTACTCCTGCGATAGCCTGCCCTCCTGCCGTGTAGCCTGCGCCTACTACTTCATTTGTAACTTCACTTCTAAAGTCATGATTATTGTCAGGTATATACGCTGAGGTTACTAACATTATCTTAAATGTATCAGTACCGAAATTTAAGTCTCCTTTTATAAAAGCCTCTTTACCTTTGTTGTATTTTACGTTTGGCATTTTTTATTTATTTATTTATTTATTTATTTATTTATTTACCTCTCCTTAACCGACCAAGAGCTATCTAACTCTAAAGTACAATTCCCCGCCCCCGTTAAATTAGCTATCTGCCAATAACAGATATCGTTTTGCTTTAAAACTATATTTGTATTACTGTTAAAGTAAGCTACGTCTCTTGCACCTAATAAATTATCTACGCTCCTTCTTTGGGTGTAAACAACGTCAGGAATACCTACGCCTCCATTCTGCCTTAACAAAAATATTTCATAATCATTATTCTGTACTCCGTCTACTATAAAATCAAAACTAACGTTATATTCTCTCGGGTTAGTACCTATATGTCTTAATTGCCCATTAGCAGGGCTATCAAAATGCTGTAAGTCATTTGTTACAAAAGTACCGTTTAAGTCTTCGGCAGTCCCTTGAGTATTTATTACAGTTTCTAATTCTGCTGTATTATTAAGCTCTCCTCCTATAAAAGTGTTTACTATACCTATATTATTATCCCAATCACAAGGTAAGTCAGAAGGTAATAAATTAGTAAATATATTAGTATCGTCAGCATTAAAACTGCCGTCTCTACTAATTATAGCTCCCTTAACCTGAACTGTAGAAGGGTTAGGAAAAGCCCCTACCGTAAAGTCGCAAAAAGGAGCTAAAGTCGGAAGGTCTAAATTTATATCTGTTAAAAATCTACTATTCATTTGAAAGGCAGTACCTTCTTTAAATAAAGGAGCTGTCATCGTGCCTGCTAAACTTCTTACAATACTTGTAGTTATTCTATAACCACCTCTCCAAAGACCGTGCAAAGTTAAAGAAGGAGAGCCTGAGAATCTACCCGTCCCACTCTCTAAGCCTTGTCTGTAATTATATATATCGCCTAAGCTTGAGCAATTTATATAGTTTACTCTTGAAAACTCAAAAGCGTTAAAGCCCGTGTCATCATACAGCTCGTAAACTTTAGAACCCGCTCCCGTTACTGATACAAAATAATCAGCACCTAATAAATTCCCTGAGCCATTACCATCTCCACCTACTGAAGCTGATATAAACATAGTATAATTATCCTCAGACGAGGTTAACCCTGACAAGTCAAATGAGTAACCTTTTATAGTCATTCCCGTAGCAGGAACTGTTATTTGAGTAGTGCCTAAATCTATAATACCGTCTAAGAAATACTCTTTAGTAGAATCTATAACGCCTCCAAGAGTTGACGCTACATTAACCTGATTAACTATTATTCTATTATCTAAAACATCGTCAACGGGAGTAGAGCCTTCAGGAAATATCTTCCACTCTACACCGTTCCAATAACGGCAGACGTTATTATCAGTCTCAAAGACCGTTTCTCCTAAATTAGCCTGAAGGTTATTCATTTCTGCTAAAGAAACTCTATCAGGTCTAACGTTTAAGGAACTCTCTTTTGATGTTATACTCATTGCAAAGTACTTTTAATTAAGTCTAATATCTCTTGAGCTTCTGACTCGGTTAACTCTCTATCTAAAGCTAACAACTCCTCAGCTCTCTCTTCAGTCATTACAGAGTTATCGTATTTAGAAGCCTCTAATAATTTATCTGAAAACCTACCTTCTATACTGAACCCTTTATAAGTCCCATTTTTTACTTCCTGCCATACCTCATCATTTTCCACCTTGAATATTACAGCCCAACCTCCTTTAACGGCTTTTAAGTTGTATAGGTTTATCTTATCTAACTTCTCGTCTTCTATAATCCAAGACTCCACAACCGTAACGCCTTGAACTTTGTCATTGTGGTCTGTAGTAGTATTAGATAGGTTTAAGTTTTTCATATATAAATGAGAGGCTTTTCTTACGGTGTCCTGACTAAACATTACGTTATATTTCTCTCCTTTATTAACCCTAAGTATCTTCTTATCAGGCACTAAAGCTAACCCTACGACTAACCTTTTATCGTCGTTTATAGATTTAAACTCTATCTTATGTTTAGCTAAGTGTATAAAATCCTCCTCTATAGCAGGCTCTTCTACAAAACTTATAGCGAAAATCCCGTCGTTATCTTCGGTTTCGTCTATAAATAACTCTATTAATTTTAACTCACTCATATATTTAAAACGTTTATTTAACTAATTTATATCATTTGTTAGAATGTAGCACCGTCTATTCTATTCCTTTCAAGTCCCTGAGCTGAAACTATATCTGTAGAGGTTACATAAGCCTGAACGGGAGTGTTATTACCTTGAGCTGTAGCTATAGCATTTAAAGAGCCCGAATCTGTATTAACACCATCGAAATTATCGACCTTAGCGAAAGAACCTCCACCTATAGCACCACCACCGCCTGAAGATACTCCTCCTGATATACTACCTCCCGTAGAATTTAAAGAGGTAGCTGTAATCTGAGCAATACTTAAGCCCGCTCCTATTTTAGTTTTAGCTACACCTCCTAAAGTCTTTGCTAAAGATATAGGCTTAACAGGGTTAGGTATAGGAATACCCGTAGGACTTGGTATGAAGGCGGGTATTTTAGCCTCGTTACTATTTTGAACTGCTATTGACTCCTGAGCTGAGGTTATAACTTTCGCTATAGCTGAGCCCTTCTCAATAAGTAGCCCTGCTAAAGCTACGGCTCTATTTTTACCCGTAAGCTGACCTAATAAGCCCGTTATTCCGTTAGCGAATGATAGATACTGCTCGTTTATTTCTTGTTTCTTTTGTTTCTCTTCAGCTTCTAAATCTATTTTTTGTTGTGCCTGCTCTTTAAGTCTCTCTATCTCTGCTAACCTCTGCTCTTCTGCCCTCTCCTTCTCTTCAGCTTCTTTTTCAGCCTTAGCTTCTGCTCTCTCATTTTCTAACTCTACTTCAGCTTCGTAAAACTCTTGCTTTTTTTCGTTAAGCTCTATCTCTGCGTCTACATAGGCTTGAGTACCTTCCTTATATAAAGCTTTTTTATCCTCTAACCTTTGTAACTCTATTAACTTCTCCTCTTCTAAAACAGACTTTAAAGCGTCTATTCTCATTTCATCGTCTGATATTTGCTCAGCTAAAAACCTCTTCTTTTGAATAGCTAATGAGTTCTCGGCCTCAGCTTTACTATTAATTAAGTCTATAGCTTCTTTATCTAAGCCTAAATCGTTTATTTTCTGCTCAGATATAAAGCCTTCTATTTGAGCTAAGACTCCCTTCCTTTCATTTAAAGCCGATATAAGAGCTATCTCATTCTCTATATTCTTATTGGCGTTAAACTGAGCTCTTGCATTAGCTATAACTATATCCGCTTGCTTTAACATAGCTTCGCTTTGCTCTTCTAAAACCTTTTTTAATTTATCGTTAGCCTCTCTTCTCTCCTCTATAGTTAACCTCTCTTCGTCTCTAACTTGTCTAAGCTTCTCAGCCTGCCTATCATACTCCTCTATAAGTCCTGTAATACGTGCCTCTGCAATTTGTGAAGCGTTAGCAAGCTCAGTCATAGCCTTAGCACTATCGACCAACTTACCTACCTCTATCTTTGATACTCCTTTAGCTACTCCTACCACTAAGTCACCTACTTCGCTAACAGCACCGCCAAAACCTTTTACAACGTCTTTGCCTGCTTGAACAAAATCCTTACTTAACTCCTTTATAGTGTCCTGAGTCTCTTTTAAATCCGCCTTAGCCTTCTTTACGCTCTCATCGTCTCCGAAAACTTGCTCATAAGCCACTCTCAACCCTTGCAAACCTAACTTAATAGCGTTAAACTGAAGCCTTAAAGGAGTTAATACTAAGTTAATAAGCCCTAAGCCTACCTTCTTTAGTGATTCAAAACCTCCCGTAGCCTCTGAAACGCTCTTAAATACTCCTGATATTACATCTGATACAGCGTTAAAGCCCAACTGTAAGGTATTCATAGCAGTAGATAAGGTGTCTACTACCTTCTGATTTTTGCTAAATACAGCCATTAACCCCGCTATAGCTGAAACTATTAAGCCTATTCCCGCTACTTTCATAGCCGTTCCTATGCCTTTTATCCCTTTAGAGGCTAATTCTGAAGCATTATTAAGCCCTTTAAATGATTTAGCTCCTTTTTCATTTGTAGACTCTACACTCTTCAGCTCTTCATTAAGGTTTTTTACGTCCTTAGTTACGTCTTTAGCGTTAGACTTTACTTCTAAGTCTATTATTTTTTTGCTTTTAGCCATTTGTATTGTCTTCTTATTTGATTAATACCTTCTTTTATTGTGGTAGGGATTTTATTTAAACCTTTAGCTACCTCTATATGATACGAAAAACCCTCGTATTTATGCTCCGCAAGTAGCTTTAATGTTTCAGATATATCTATACTATTCTTATTCATTTTTTTTAAGGTAAAGTTTGGGTTACAGTAGAGGTTATTGTTTGGTTATTTACCATATCCTTAATAACAGCCCTGAAATTATAAGTAGAACCACTAACCAAGCCTTTATATATAAAAGTCCCTGAGTAACTTGTAGTGATACCTCCTAAATTTTCAGTTTTCTTAACAATCCAATCAGAAGAGCTTGAGAGCTTATACTGATACTCAATATTACCTAAACCTGAGCCTAAATCCTGAAAATCGTAGTTAACCGTACAAGTCGTAGATGTTTTACTGTTAAAAGACCAAGTTATAGCCGTAGGGTTAGAAGTGTCTTCTACTATTACAGTCCTTGTAGCTATAGTAACGTTATTATCTGAGTCAACCGCCTTATATCTTATATGATACGTACCCGCAGAGGATATATCACTTAAAGGCTGTATAGTTTCTACTGTTAGAGCTCCGTCTTCAGTATCGTTAGCCGTAGCTCCTGAGTCTGTATAACCAAAAGACGAGACGCTAACTGTATGAGGGTTACTACCTAAAATTGTTATTATAGGAGCGTCCCCTACAGTTAAAACCCCAAACTCTGTATTCTCGAAAACAGAATCTGTTAATAACTCTATGTCAGATTTACCGTCCTGAAGATTAGTCTTTATTGAGTTTATTCTATAAGGCATATTTTTATAGATAAATCTATCAGCTAAGCTAAAGTCTGTTAGTATAGATAAAGGTAGATAGGCTGTTACTTTTAAAATACGACCTCTGATATTAAATAAAGGAGATATAACTCTATTATAATACCTACTCCACAAAGTGCCGTTAAAACCTCTGCTAAAGGTGTAGGAGTCGGTTTCTACGCCAAAGGTTATAGTTTTATTAGAGTCGTTAGAATAAAGCTCTAAATTATTAGAAGGTATATTAACACCCCTTAACTCTATAGATGAGCTTACAGATTCTCTATAAGATATAGCTATATCTACTTTTTGAGGGTAATAAATTATAGGCTTAGTTATTATAGAGTTATTATTTTCGTCTACAACCTCTCCTATCTGAATATCCGTGCCTGAGCCGTCTACGTCATCTGTTAGCTTACGGTATCTTAATAATTGAAAAGGTACTCTGATTGAATACTCAGAGCCTCCTACATTTATATCTACAGCCTTGTAAGAATACTCTCCATATTCCTTGCCTTGAAAATTATTTATAGCTAAAGAGTTTTTGTCTTTAGACTCCTCATAATTTAATCTAACTCCTGAATACTGATAAGAGCCGTCTATAGAAGCTGAAGAGTCGTCTACATATTTAGTTATATCCGTGTCTTTGCCTGACGCTATATAATCGACAAAAGGCTTAAACATTATATCTCCTGAGGACTGCTCAATAGCTACTAAGTTAAACATTCCTATAAGCCCTTTCAAAAAAGTCTCTATAGTAATATCAGGTAAATTATTTGTTATAGAGTAAGGTATATTTTCAGTAGACTGAGCTGAGCCTGATAAAGTAAAGTTGTTACCCGAGCCCGTTAATATATATTCTAAATCTACAGCTATATTATTATCTCCTTCTATGCCTGCTCTTATAATTATATCTCCTGTTAGAGTGTTACCTTCAAACTCTAATTGGTAGTCTCCTTTACGCCACTCATCAACCAATAAGTCTCCGTTAGTTAACCTATATACTCTTAATTGATACTCTAAGTTAGGGTTTTCAGGAGTTATGCTTAAAACTGTTCTAACATACCTCGTTATAAAAGTCTCAGGCTCGTTTATAGTTATCCTTCCTGCTGAGTTAGGAGTTATATCATACCAATCAGAAGACGTGCCTCCGCCTGAAGCGGTTAAGCTCCAATCTGTAACAGAGTAGTTAGTCTGTAAATAAGAGTCGTCCTCATCACTTGTTTTTATCTCTCCTTTTTCTTTGTTTAAGTACATGAATAGCTTATTCATTTCAGGTACATTGTCATTCTTAAAAAAGTCGTTTGTAAAAGTAATGTTATAAACCTCTTCTATAGACCTTATAATAGCGTTAAGTCTTATACTCGGCTTTATGTTTTTATAATAAAGCCCGTTATCTGTAGCTACGTTATAGCTTGCGTTAGGAGTGTCGTTTAAATAAGAGCCTGAGTTAAAAAAAACACCGCCCTCAGTAGTTATTAGAGATGCAATTAAATCGAAACCATTAGGCAAATTAACAGACGTTAAAGAAGCGTCTCTCTGAAGTAATGATTTTATGCTATTAGCTGATATAGATAAGTAGTTAGAAGGACTGTCTAAAGTTGTTAAACTCGAAAGCTTATTACTTTTTAATGTACTCTTTAAATTAGATAAGCCTCCCGTAAATTTAATTGAATATGACTCTGCTACTCCGTTCTTAATTTTTACGTCGTTAACTTGTACATAACCCGTCTTAAAAACAGAGCCTCCAAGAGTAATAACCGCCTCATGCTTAATTCTATTATCGTAACCGTTAGCTCTATTAACGTCCTCATACCTTTTAAAGGCTTTTTGATTTTGTTTTGAGTTTGCGGGAATTGAGAAGTCCTGAGAGTAATCTGAAAAAATAGAGTCTATCTTTTTAATATTCTTTAACGTTTGGGTTAAAGTAATAACCTCGTCATCAAATAACTCTAATTTAATTCTATCTACATATACCTCTAACTTATTCATACTATCTAATATTACCTAATGTATTAAAAGAAAACTCAGCCTCTATCTTAAAAGCTATCAACTTATCATTTACTGACGTCTTATACGTTAATCCTGAGTCTGTAATATTCAGAGGTAGCGTCATATTTTCTACCTCTACCCAAACATACTTACTTAAAAGTAATTGCTTAAAGACCTCGTTATAACTCTCATCTACAAACCCCGTACTAATCGATAAGGTCTCTACTCCGTTTTTAGTTTGAGTTATTCTATTATGACTACTTATGTTATACGAGTCGTTAGATAATATGTTACGCCTATAAGAGTTCCCTGCCTCAACTTTTAATTTAACAGAAGACTTACCCGTAAACCATATATCCTGAAGAGCTCCAAACTTATTTATAAAAGTAACCTTATACTTTTTATCTATAGTCTCAGGAAAGTTTTTAACCTCTATAATCTCGTCTCCTACAGATACCCTTTTTAAATTCTCAGAATCTAAACATAAAATATCCTCTAAATAAGCTGAGCCCTCAAATATACCTCCGTCTACTAATACCCTATCTTTAAATGAATCTACTCCTGCTGAGGCGGTGTCATTTATGTAAATCATTTTACTTGTAGATAAAGAAGAGTTAACTACGGCTCCTTCATGAATAAGGTAGCCATTTGAATCTACAAACATATAACTATAAGAGCTATCTGCTATTATAGGTATATTTATATGAGCGTCTTTAGGCTTATAGATTATCCTCGTACTCATTAATATTTTATCTTCGTCGTTTGCAAAAGAAATATTCTGAGCTCCTTCCGTATAGTCTCTATAACCTAAATAACCCTCTAAAGCTACTAAAGTCTCAGGAGTCTGAGCCACCTCTAAAACATAAGGAGTTAACTGATAGTCAACCCAAATCATATTAGAGTCGTAATTACCTGAGAAGTTTACGTCTATATAATCCTCTACATACTGAGAGATATCTACTACTATTTTATCGTCGTAAGCCTCTACCTCTAAAGCTATATTAGGAGTTATAGGTCTTGAAGTTGTCTTAGTCCCCTCGTATAGGTATATCTCTATTATTACTGAAGTTAAATCAGTCTCTGTATGATATATTAAATAAGGACTCCTGCTCTGTAGTCTATTCATGTTATGTTAAATTATCCGTTATAGTTAAGTTTAAGAAGGCTTCTAAATCTAAACCGTAAGCCTCTATAAGCTCGTCAGGTAGATTATTGAACTCTGACTCAAAAGGCTTAGTAAAAAATAAAGAAGGTTTTATCCCTTTTTTCTTTATAGTGTTAGCTAATATATAGCCCATTGTTTTATAACTCCCGAATCTGCCTTTTTTGTCTCTACTCCTTATTCCTATATGTTTAGCCCACTTACTAAGGGCTCCCGTATGATACTCTACACCTACTAAATTAGAAGACTCCTTAAACCTGAAATTATCTAAAGACCTACCCGACTTAGTTCCCTTAACCCCTCTATCCTGAAAAACACCGTGAGGGCTCATAAAGAACTGAAGACCGAATGAGTTAGGATTAACAGTTATAGATGAGTTGATAGAGTTCCAAAGCTCCTTCGTAAAGTTCTTACCTCCTTTAGTTAGGTTTCTCCTCGACTGAAAAACAACCCTCTGAGCAAACTCCCTTAAAGCTTCGTTAATATTTTTATTATCTATCTTATCGCTACTCACAATCTCGGTCATTAAATATATCTACCTCAAACGTCACAACCCAACCCGCTAAAAGATTTTCAAACCTATCTACAAAAGGCTCTATGTTAGGAGTACCTGATAACTGATATAAATTATCGTTTAAGTCTCCGTTGTTTAAGTCGTCTAATAAGCTTACTATTAAATCCTGCTGAGTATTAAATACGTCATGCTCGTTATTATTACCTATAAATAAATCTAACACGGGCTCTTTAGTTTCATCTACTAAGTCCATACAGATAATACTTACATTATAAGTAAGAACGTCGGGTGTATATGATACATTATTAACCATGAAATGAGACAAAGGAAATATAGTCCTCTTTTGAAGGTCTACTCTCGTAATGTCTCCATAGGTTACAGTATTACAGAAGTCACTCTCTTTCAGTTTAGTCTGTATAGCTTTTAAAAAGTTGTAGAATCCCGTCATTTTTTATTCATTTTTTTATTTAAGTCTATAGCTTTATCTGTCTCAAAGGCTAAGTACATTAAACAAGCGTGTAACTTAAGCCTACTTATCTCGTCAAACCTTCTTATATCTCCCTGAGCTAAAGTATAGAGACCTCTGTAAGCTCCCCACTTCAGCCCAAAATTATTCACTTCTCCTGATACGTCGTATATCTCAGGATATAACTCTGTAATTCGTTTGTTAAAGTCCAAAAAAAAACCTTCATACCTAACGCTATATCCACATCTACGTCTAACATTATCTGAGCGTACTTAGAGCTACCCTCGTAGTCTTCTATAAGATACTTAGAGCCTTGCTTCTTTATTATAGGTCTATAAGCTACGGCCATAGCTCGGTTAAGTTCTTTGTCATCTGAGATGTACTTACACAAATCCTGATTCTCTCCGTAGGTTAAATCGTCGTCTAAATTAGGTATGAATCCATACTCTACTCCGTCATGAATAAAAGTCTGTTTAAATTCTCTATGCTCCTTATTAAACCACACCCTCATATCTTCTATAAGCTTAGTAGCTTCCTTATTCTTTAGTTTATTTATATTAAAGCCTACTAAAGTAGAAACACAAACCTCCTCAGGAGCCCCTTCAGGTAAGTTTAGATAGTCTATATAGTTTTTGATTGTCATATTATTATAACGATGTTAAGTTGTTTTTATAGCGTCTACCAAATATGATACTCGCCTCTATTCTTATTCTCTAACATACTTACAAAAGCATACCTCAAGGCATCTATACAATGGTTATAAGCATCTACAGGAATATTTAAAGTTACCCCCTCTCTTGTAACCTTCCAAATATAATTCTGAAGCTCTGTTATTAGGTTTTTACTTCGACTCGTAACTCTTATGCCGTTCTGATTTATTGCGTTTATTCCGTAGACTATAGAATCCCTGCCTTTTTTAACGCCTTCAATATTATGCCCGTAACTAAAAAGCTCGGCGATAGACTTAGGCTCTGAGGAGTCTGCAAAAATCATAGCTTCTTTAAGATGAGGGTTATCATTTATTATATCTGATATCTCTACATTATGAAGCCCTTTTTTATATAGAATCTCGTCGGCTATATACTCTCCGTTATAACTATAAAGAGCCACTAAAGAGGAAGGGTCATTAGTAAAACCAAAATCTAAACCTACAGATAAAAGCTTAGCTCCTTCAGGAACTTTATCTATAATAGACCACTCTGTTACACATGCCCCCATTAAAGAGCCTATCTCTCCTAAGCCGTAGACACTCCACCAATTAGACCAATAATCAGAGCCTGCCTCAGCCTTAGCCTTTGCTATCTCAATCTCATCTATAATACTTTGAGGTAAAGCTTCGTTATCCTTATATGTTAGTTTAAGTAATTCTGAGTCGTCTTCAGTTAGTACTTCTGTATGAGCCCAAAATCTATTCGTAGGGTTAAAGTCTATCCAAATATCCCCGCTTGTCCTCATTGCTAATTGTTTATAAGAGTCAAAGGGTATGTTATTAGCTTCGTTAACGTATAAGTCAGTCCTACGAGCCCCTCTAAGCTTATCAGACTGCTCCACGCTAAAAAACTCTATATAAGAGCCGTTACTAAAAGTGTACTTCATTTCAGATTTATTTAGCTTACTCTCGCTAAACCTACCTAAGCTCATCATAATTTTTAAGAAGTCTTTGTAAGCTCCTCTTTTTAGATGAGGTATAGACTCTGAGACTATACTTATTTCAGAGCCTTTTACCTTTATAGCTTTATCTATTAATATAGGCAGTATAGAGAAAGTCTTACCCGCTGACGAACCTCCCTGAATTACCTTCTTACGTTTAGTTAGTTTTAATAGCTTCTTTAAAGCTGTAGTAACCTTAAATGTCATTTATAATATTATCTATGTTATCGTCATCTATTACCGCCTCCTCTGATACCTCGTCATAATCGATAGAAAAAATTGGCTGTTCTTGAAATACCCTTACGTCTTTAGTCTCTTTTGGTTTGCCGTAGAAGTATTCGTAAAACAACTTAATAAACTTAAAATCTCCTGAGGCTATACCCTCCTTAAGTTTTAAGAAGGCTGTCTGCTCTAAAGGTGTAAGTCTCTCTATCATCTTAATCTCCTCGCTTTTTGGCTTCCTGCCTGACACCCCTTTGTGGCCTCTGTTGAATTTTCGTCTATCTATTTTTTCGCTCATAAATAAAATCGATTAAATTTGTTAACGATATAGATAATCTATATAGTACTGTTATATTTATTAACTAACCGAGCTAAAGGATTATATATCTTTTTAACAAAAGAACATGATAGACAAGAGCTACCTAAGTTTACTTTAAAGACTCTCTCATATATCTCTCTCATTCTTAGCTGTTGTTTAGGAGTTATCTTTGTTGAGCCATGCATTACATTGTAGATAAAAATATAGTCCTCTTCTGTTAGAGGCTCTATAGGTTTACCATAGTATCTATTAAGCTCCTCGTGTCTCTCTTCGCAACCACAATCCTCCCCAAATAACTTTTTAACAAGATACTGAACCCCCGTTAGTTTAGTTATGTCAGCTACTACGTCCCCGACTCCTTTGCTTTTTTGGTAGTTCTCCTTCCAATCTCTATACTCCTTAACTCTTTTGTCCAATGATAGATAATAAGCTTCGTCCTTTTTTTTACTCATCATTTTTATTTTTACAATTATTACTACAGTTTGATTCTAATTCTGATACCCTCTTTTGAAGTCTACCTACTTCATTGGCTAAGTTCTGAATAGTTACTACAGCGTCTACTACTACAGATTGAAGTTGAGATATCTCTTGTCTTTGTGTTAGTTTTTTAAGCTTCATTAATGTTTTTTTTATTTATATATATCTATAAAACGAATAAAAGAGGCAGGCGTTCACACCCGCCCCTACCGTATTATATTGTCTCTAAATATTCTAAGTAATCTTTACCTAAAGCTTCTCTTAATTTTTGCTTACACGCTTTTATAGTTGTGAATATAGATGTCTTAGATATCCCCGTATCGTCTGCGAGCTTCTGCATAGAATGAGTGCCCTCCTTATATAGCTTAAATAATTGCTTATCGTACCAATGCCAAGAATTAACCTCTTTATTCATCTTATCTACTAAAGACTCAAAATCTTTATTAACCTCATCTATAACGTTTACTATATAGGTTTCGTCTGCGTCTTTTACAAGTCTTTTAACTTCTCTTTGATTTATCCTTAAGTAGTCATAAGATACGCTTCTTATAGCTAAATACATATAAGACCTATTAATATCTCCTGAGTCAGATACTACAGAGTCAATCTTATTAGTATCTAATAGCTTTATGTAAGTATCTTGTACTATATCTTCAGCCTCAGAGACTCCGTTACTATTACTGATAAATGAATATGCCGTTTTAACCCATTGGGTATTTAATTCGCTTAATACTTTTATTTTTTCGTTTGTTACCATGTTTTATATTATTTTATTTGGTTAAGTCATAAGTGTAAAACTCTACATTTTTTTTAAAGATTCTCATAAAGTTTTTATGGTTAGCTTTATGAATAGCCCTATCTCTAAGTAAAGAAGGGTTAGGATTTGCAGTAAAGTAAGACTTAGGTTTTACCTGATAAGCTGAGGTACTACCTACTATATCTACAGAGTATTTCGAGTCCTCTTCATTAGTAGCGAATCTTATAGATTTATCTATCTTCTTTAGCTCCTTATAAGCCTTAGCCTCTTGCTGAAACCCTACCCACGTATCTATAACTAACCTTTTATCTATATACTCCTTAGCTATACTTTCAGGTAAACTAAATTTATTCATAATATATTCCTTAGTCTCTGTTAGGTTTTTTAAGGACACTCTATTATAATAGAAGAGTCTCCAACTTTTAACCGTCGGCTCTGCCTGAATTAAATATAACTCCTTTATAAGCCCCATAGTATAACCTACTCTGTTTGAGTAGAAATGTTTATTGAGCTCTTTGCAGGCGTTTAGTTCTCTGAATTTTGCTTCTTTATTTTGCATATTAAATCTTTATATCTTTTAGTTAGTTTTTTCTTATCCCATTGTAGCGGGCTTAAGTCTGACTTCATTCTGTTAATCTCAGGGTGCAACGGCTGAAGGTTTGTATAATGACACCTCGCTCTCAAATCCTCTAAATCCTTAGCTTTTGAAAGTGGTTTAATATGGTCTATAACCCATGTCTCAGGCTTATCCCATGACATATAGTCTTTAAACTTTGACTCAAAGTGTTTGGATACCTCTCTCCAAGTAGCCCCGAGTAAAGCGTGAGCTCTACCTCCAAAGTTTATATTTTTATATTTAAAGGCGTTATAAGTTACACCTCTATACAAATTGCTTTTATATACAAGTTTGTTACTTCTCGAATAACTCCTTCTTTGTTTAAGTATCTTTAGTTTATTTCTCTTATAGTACTCTTTTAGATACTCCTTATTACAGTCTATACACTTAGACTGAAGACCTGAGCCTCTTCTCGGGTTAAACTTATCCTCAGGCAATATTAACCTACACGATGAACACTCTTTCACATTTCTTTATTTAAGGTTAATTGTACCTTTAAAGCTATTTTAAAAGCTTCTAAGACCTTTTTATATGACTCGTAAGGTAAACTATTAAAAGCGTCTAAATAGTCTCTTAAATCGCCTACTTTATCATTAAGTAATCTTAGCTCCGTTCTCGCCTCTTCTAATTCAATATCAGAAGGGCTTTTGTCTGATGCTAAACAGATGTACTTTTTCTTAAAGGTATAATCCATTCTTAGCGAGTTAATAGCATTATCATATAATTTAACCGCTGAAGCGTGGTTCTTATATCCTAAATCTTTAGCTATAAAGTCAAAGCTCCTGCCGTGAATATCTCTATAATAAAGAGTGTAAAGCTCTCTACTCTCTATATACTTCCTAACCCTACTCTGTCTCCTAATATCATCTACATTAGTTAGCTCTTTAATTCTATCTTCTATTGTTACCATAGTTTTAATTGTTTATTGTATTTAATTAATTGTTTCTCGTTTGTTTTTATTTTAGCCTCTGACTTAAACCAACCATCGACGCCCATGTAGGTAAAAGAGCCGAGCTCATCGCCATTAAATAAGCTGTTAAAAAGTAATAGAGAGTCATGTCTTCTAACTCCCTGCCCTTCAAAATAACGCCAATTTACATTGTGGCATATTTTAGCCTCATGAAATGAGCAGTAGTTAAATAAAGCTGAAGGCTCTCTATTAAAAAACTTATCTATAAGAAACTCTATAGCCTGATAGCTTACTCCCGCCTTTTTGAGGTTATACTTCATGTTAGCTTTATATTGTGCCTCGCTATACTTCCCGTTATTAGAGTGTTTAGATATTAGATTTAAAAGAGTGTTTATTTTATCTTTATTTACTTTCCCTTCTCCGTAAAAGTTATCAGGTAATGCTTGCCCTACTGATGCGTATATAATTCGAGGGTTACACGCTTTTATATCATACTCCTGAACTGTTATCCTTAAAAAGTGACAAACCTCTATAATAGTACTCATGCTCATTTTTGTTAGTAGATTATAGTCTCTACTGCCTATTAAGTTCTCAGGGAATATAGGCTCATCATTTATTAAAATAGATATTAATATTAAAGCGTCTCTCTGTAAATTGTCTTTGGATTTAGATATCTTATCTTTTAAATCTTTTAATCTCTTAGGAGAGTTTCTAAGAGCTCTTAATTCTTTTGACTTACTCTTAATATAGTTTGTCTTTAAAGCTTCTAAAAACTTCTCTAAATCTCCTGAGAAGGACTGTTTGAGTAACCTCATCTGTCTATCTGAAGCAAAGATTAAGTTTTTATCTTCATACTGCATATAATTAATAAAACTTAAATGAGTCTTATACTGAGAAGCGAAAGCGTCTATAAGTCTTTTTAGAGAATAGTTTTTCTTATAAGAGTCCTTAGGAGGATTAAATAAAAAATCCTTCTCATTAAGTTTGTTAAATAATATAGCTTCTCGGTTAATGTAGCAGTAGTATTCTACATTTCTTGTAGATATTAACTTAATGCCCTTAGATATTGATTTAGAGTCTATAAGCTTTATATTTCTATTAAGTAAAAAGGTCTTATACTCTTCAGCATGAATACCCTTGTTAATCATAACCTCCTTCTCTCTCTCAAGATTTAACCTATCTTCGTTTATATAGTAGTCTACTCCTGAAGGATATACTACAGAATCTAATAAGCCTATAAACCTAAACTTATCCTCATTAGTTAAGTGATTAATATTACTTAGCTTAGAGAATGAGCCCCAATTATTTTTATTGACCTTCTTAGAATTAATGACCTGAGATATAATCCAATCAATACTTTTTAATATATCTCTCTTTGGAGTCTTTGTATATGTAGCCGAATTATAGCCGTTTCTCGTTCTATTAATAGCCTGATATATATTACCAACGTTAAAGCCGTCTTCAGTCTCTACGCTTAAATCCTGAAAAAAATATACCCTTATGTTAGACTCTTCTATATCAAACCCTTCAAAAGCCTGAGAGCTACCTATAGTTAATTTAGAGCTTACATTATCAATCTCAAATCTCTTACATATAGATTCTAATAAGCGAGAGCCTACCTTTAAGTCTGCTCTTAATACTCTTTTATTATCTGACGTCTCTTCTGAGAATTGACTAATGACTGAGATAGAGTTTGTAAAAACTATAACGCTCTCATTCGTCTCTCTTAAATAATACTTAGCCTCCTCTATAACCTCTTCATAGTTATCATTACATACTATATCGTATCTCCTATAGTAGGAGGTAGGTATTAAAGTTATATCCACTTTAGAAAATAATAGAGGTGTAGCTGATACTGTAGATATAGCTACGTCTTTAGATAACCAATCCTTACGTATCTTATCTAAAAATCCCCTTAATGAGTTTCTATATAAAGAACCTTGTATCGTGCTATGGTACTCATCTATTAATACCATGCCTTTTTTGAGGTTTGATAAAGAGTTAAACATCTTCAAACACGTATCTGTAGTAGTGACTACTATCTCTGTATTAGGTAGTAAAAAGCTGTCTGAAGAGCCCGTACAAAAGAACTGAATATTGTTTTTAAAAGAAGCTCTGTTTTTTCTATAGCTCTCTTCTTTACTTAATACTACTTGTCTATTAGGAGCTATTAATATGTTAACGCTTCCTGATTTAGGAGTAGTAGTTAAAAAGGAGTGACTCATTCCTGAGCCTGCTATAGTTTTATCTATATGTAAAAGCTCCCCTTTTTTAAAACACTTTAAAAATACCTCCTTAGGTAGATACTTTGCGTTTAACTCCTCTTTACCTTCTTTGTTTATTGGATTGTATCTTATTACTTTCATTGTTTTTTTTGTTTTATATTATGCTTAAGTATAAGCTAAAGGCTACCTAAACATTCTTTTTATTTATGATACCACCTAAAATAGTAGTTAGTATATATATATACTATAATATAACGTTATCTCTGTAATGCGTTCAGAATCAGTAAACTATTTATCAGGAATCGTGACACTTTTTAAAATCTGTCACGTTTTTTGATAGATTTTTAGATTAATTTTTAATAAACTTATGGCTCAAAATATGATATAGGCTTACTATTTTTTCAGTCACGCTATCCGCAGTATAGACTTCTTTAGATTTTTGAATACAGACGCCTTTTTTATGTAGCTCTAACCTCAGCTTAGCCCCTAAACTATCTAAGGGTATAGGGACTATTTTTATATCATTATCTAAGCAAATCCTCATTGCCTCTGCGTCTCTCTTATTATACATTGTCTTTGTTTTTTAAATTGAAATCTCTTAAAGCTTCCTTAATGCCTAAGCAAGCCTCATAATTCTCCTCGTCCTCATACACTTCTAAAAAGTCTTCAATATACTTGATAGAATAACCCGTCTTTAAATCACTCATGCACGCCTTATACAGCTTTTTATAAATTTCTGAATCCCTAATATTAGTGTTTTTTTTATCCATTGTCTTTAATATTTCTGTTATTAATTATGACTCTATAAACATCTTTTAAAGTGTGTTTATTTTTAATAAAAATATCTATAGCCTTATCTAATTTATCCTGACCTCTTTTTAACTCAGAATTAGTAAGTCTTCTAACAGTTACCTCTCCTGTCCTTTTATCTACGGGAATAAAAGAAAACTCATCAACCCCGAACATTCTTAAATATAAAGCTCCTTGTAAATCATAATCAAACATATCTATAGAAGACTCAAACCTATTTATATCTGAAGTAGTTTTTAAGTCTATTACGTGAGCAGGAAGCAAAGCGTCAGCTTTACCTCTAAAAGGAAGTTCTCTATAATGCATAAAGCCTGATATTTCTTTTTTAGCGTCATCTAATAATAAGAAGCTATCAAAGTCTCCCGTAACATTAGAAGCTATCTCTAAGCATTTCTTATATTCTGAAGCTGTATATACGTAAGCCTCTCCAAAAGACGCTACAGCGTCCTTAAATTCTCTTGAGCCTTTATTCTTTTCTGTTATGATTAAGTCAGGAAGTTTCTCGGGCTCTAATACAGCCAAGTGAACTAACCTACCGTCTCTTAAAGCTTGCTTAGGTATATCAGGAGACAAACCTAAAAGCTCATCTATATATAAGTCCCACCCTTTTAATATTGTTTTTAATGAAGAGCTACTCAAGGAGAATTTACCTAAATATCCATAATAAAAAGAGTCTTCTACCATGTGGTTAAGGAGCTCTGCTCTGTCCCATTCTTTGTTATCTAATGTTTTATATGTCATGTTTGACTAATTTTAATAAATAATTATATAGCCTTAACTCTCTATGAGATGCCTCTATTACCTTATTTGCTATATCCTCGCTAACTCTGTCATTAATACTATCTATAAATCTACTGCTACTCTGTAGGTTTATATTAAGGACGTTTATCTTAGCTTCTAAATGAAGTATAGCGTTATCTCTTAAGCTCATATCTGTTCAGTTAAAGTTCTCTCTAACATAGCTAAACTACGCCAAGCTACCTTCGTTAAATGTCTAACTCCGTCATCGTCTAACACCTCTCCTGAGGCATGGTCTGTTAAGTGTCTCATTAAAGAGTCTAACTCTTGTTTACTTTTACTCTTGTCCCAATGTAGAGGCTTACCTTCATGGTGCTGTCTATTCCCTACTACTGAAGCCATACTAACCTCTCTAATAGCGTTAGGGAAGTATTTTATAAAGCCTGAATATATAGGCGTCTGTTTTCTTAAATCGTCTTTTGTCATCTTGTTTAGTTTTATGCAAATATACAATAAAAAAGAGGCTTAATTTTTAAGCCCCTTTCATGTTAAATTCTATTGTTTTTAAAAGTCCATCTCTTCTTTTTCAGCTACAGATATTTCTCCGTCAGTCCAAACGACCTTACCATTACCTACATACGCTCTGCTCTCTTTAGCCTCTCTTTGTTCTTTAGTTTGAGAAGCCATAAAAGATACATTGTTACCGAATTTAGATTCGTTGTTTACTGAAGCTGTAAGGTTAACATACTTCGCTCCGTTTTTACCTTCAAAAATAGGCAATGATTCTAACTTACTTAAATCTACCGAAAAATTAATAATTGCACTCATAATGTTTTATATTGTTTCTTTTGCGTACTATATTATTATAGGCTGTTCCGCTTCTACCTTGTTAGTATAATACGAGGTTGTTATACTTTTGTTCACAACCCCGTATCAAAAAGCTAAATTTACTGAGGCTCACAGTCTTTTAACTGTTTAAGCTCGTTAGCTGTTAAGCTGTATTTCTGTCTTACACTATTAATATTCCCTCCGCCTGACACGTATTTAATAGCTTTACTTAAAGCTTCTTTAGTTATTGGCTGTTTAGCTTCAGGTGTAGGCTTAGCTAAAGCGTCAGCGTCATCTGTATCGTCTATCATAAATAAATTACCTAAAGCGTATTTCTTAGCGTAAGAACTCGCTGAGCCGAACCTCTGAGGCATACTCATTCCCCTCTGCTCTAAATCAACCCCGACTACAGCTTTAGCTGACTTCCACTCTTCTCCGTTAGATATTATAGCTTCAGAAGTAATAATCCCGTTATCTAAATATTTTTCTTTAATAATTACAGTGCAACCCTCTCTCGCAAGGAGAGGCTTAAGAGTTTCTAATATTTGCTCAGCAGTTCTATAAGAATATCTAAGCCCCTGCTTTTTGATGTTTTTACCTATTTTTAACTCTTGCTGAATGTTTAATAATGATTTTTGTAATTTCATGTTATTGTTTATTTTTAATGTTATTAATTTTGTTTTTATTTATTTTTTCTTCTTTAATAAAAATTGGGTCGTATCTATAACTTAAATACAGTCTATAATTACTCAATGTCATCCATCCTCGTTCTTTGGTTTTAACCCAATTTCCACCTTTTTTCTTTCTATAAAACTTAAACTCATTCCAAAAATATGTTTTCATAATTCCGTATTTTTACTATTCATATACTTTACCGTTGTAAAACATTAAAACGATTTTACAACACAGTATATAAATAATGCTTAGTTTATCCATCACTCAACGCTATATCTATTGCCATTTCTACATCGTAATGATGTATTACATAAAATCCAATAGGAGTGTCAGGGTAAACTTGCAACCTAACACAAGTATCTAATTCAATCATTTTAGCCCATACATCATTACTAATATCTTCTCTATCATCAGGCTCAATGTGTTGTTCAATAGTTTCGTAGTAATCCCTATGGTTGTTTATGTCAATAGAAACGCTACATTTTGTTTTTTTAATTAAGTCTTGTAATTTTTTCATAATTCCGTATTTTTACTATTCATATACTTTACCGTTGTATGCAATTAAAAAAGACATACAACAACGTGTATAGGTAATTATTGCCCTTTAATCCATTTATCAAACAAAGATATTGCATACATTCTTGATGCGTTATCGAATATTAAATTGCTTGATTCAGCCCTTTGTTTATATCCTTCTATAAAGGCTTCTTTTATTATTTCTATATTTTCCATCTGCTTTCAAGATACTTTTTCCACACATCAAGAGCGTAAGAAATTCCTTCCATAGTCCATATCAAACCTACACCTCTAATTACCCAATCACTTGTTTTTTCAGGTACTATTAGCATTCCTAAGCCTGCACTTATACTTACTATGGTTAGTATAATTAACCTTGCATACCCGTTTTTAAATTTATTCCATTTCTTACTTCTTACACTACCTATGCGTAATGCCTTGTCTACTTCTGCTGATGTATGTTCGTAATCCATTGTCTTATATTTTTATTAAAGTTAATGCGTTATTTCAATAAGGCACTACGCATAGCCTTGTCCGTTATAAACAATAAAATTATTTAGTTTTTATGTATTCAATAAACGCTTTGTCCATCTCAAACAACGTATTGGATGCTTTCAATCTTCTATCTTGGTCGCCTGCATAATCAACACTTATATCTAATAAATCTTCGTATTCATCCAATCTACCAATACTTTCTGCCCATTTAAAAAATTCCTCGCTTCTATTTACCATAAATTTCTGTTTAATAAAATTCTATTTATACTTGTCATTATACACAATTAAGTTTTTAATCAAAATACCCCCCTTCTTGCAGTCTAATCCAAGCCTCGCAATCTGATAAGCTACCTTGATGCATTTGTTCGTATGTTTCTCTGTTTAATACTTGGTAGGTGCTATTAATGTACCAAGCCACTTTATATTCTCCATTCATAGTGTATTTTTTAAATTGTTATTTTCAAAATATATTACACAGATAATTGATACTACGTACATAAGAATTATAAATGAAGTCATTAACAGATTTTTTATATTTTCTCTTCTCTTAATACGTTTCTCAGTCTCTAAGGCAGTCTCTACTATTATTCGAGTCCTGCCTTTTAATTTTTTCTCAGTTATGTTTAGCTTATTCATCATAAGTATCTATCTCTTTAACAAACTCCTTAATCCTTCCTGAGCTCCAATCAATCATATCTTCCCAAATAGGAGTTTCTTTTTGCAGTTCTTGATAGCTTAAAAGGGTTTTTGTTGAGTTATATAAACCTAATAAAGACCTATATTCTTTCACGCTAATTTTTACATGTCTATTTAACCTCTCCTCTTGCTTCAACTCCTCTATAACCTCTAAATAATTAGAGACTGATATTTGAATACTCTTAAAGGATTCATCTTTAGTTACAATGACAAACTTTAAAGAGTTTCTTTTTGGATTGAGTTTAAGCCATTCTAAACAGCTTTCAAGCCCTTTTATAACCCCTCTGTCTGTAGTGTACCCTAATTCAGTCATTTGAGTCTCTATATAAGCTAAGTCTTCTCTTGCTGTTAAGTCCCGTAGTAGGGATTTTAATTTATTTTCGATTTTTGTACTTACGTTTTCTGTTTCGTTTTTTGTTTTCATAATTTCTATTGTTTTATTATATTGATTTTAAAAATTTAGCGAATGAGTTATATTTTACTCCGTTTACAAAGACACGCATAAGCTCCGCCTCTGTCTTTGTTGGTCTCGGTAAGCGAGATATTTTATATACGTTCCCGTTAACCTCTATTACTTCTGTATTAGTTGTTTCTGAATAAGGCACTATAACCTTGTACTCTATTCCGCAATGTTTTACTATAGTTTTCATTTTGTTTGTGTTTTAATTATTAAAAAGCTCCCTTCAATGCCACGATTCGTAACGTTATAACCTGAATCGAACACATTACCTGAGGAGCTTGTAGTGGTAGCGTAAGAATCGAACTCACTTTAGTAACCATACACTACCATTTAGTATAGAGATTTACTTATCAGGTAAACCCTTTGCTATACTTTTCGTTTTATACTATATGTCAAGGAACTGCTCTTTTGATGAAGAGGTTTTAATTTTTATGCGGTAAGGTTTATTATTAGCTTAGATTTGTAGCCGAACCCAATCGGCAAACTTGTCTCAGGTTTCATTAACCCCGCATTCAGTAATTAAAAGAACATATGCAAATATACATAGCAACATAATCAAATGCAAGAAAAAACTAATATTTTCGATGAAATGCAAAAAAAATCCGATTAAATGTAATTATTTGTAGGAAAAGTATGAGAATTTTATATTTCAGTTAAAGTAACCTCGCATCGAGGGTTATACTTGTCAATCTCAGTAGGTAATATAGTTTCTGTTTTAATAAAATCGTCGTTATCGTCTTCTAAGCAGTTAAGCTCTACTAAGGCGTCCATTAAGTATTTAGAGACAACCCCTACCACATTCATTTTATCTAACCTTCTGTTAGAAGCCTTAAATACTTTATAAGTAACCTCTATAGGCTTATCTATATATATGTCCTTTATTAAAGGAGTTATTATTTTCTTATACTGTATTTTAGCTTCGTTGTTTAGGAAGGTATTAGTATTGCCGTATGCGTTCATATTTAATTTAATAACTCTATCTTTTGTAGTTTTACGAGGTAAAGAAACCTCTAACGGAGATACTATTTTATATTGCATATACTAAAAATATTAATTAAAAAAAGCCTCCCAAATGTAGGAAGGCTTCTAAAACAATTTAAAATCAAAACAAATCTAAGTAATCAGAATACATCTATAATACGACTATCCTCTACTTTTGTTCTTTTTTTAACTAAAAAAAGTAATAATACCCGTAATAGCTAAAGCCGTTAATACTAACCAAACTAAAGCTCTCTTCATTTTTTGTGTCATAATTCTATATTTATTTGTTATTGTGTTTATCCTTCCAAGTCTGAGCTACCTTCTCTACTGACCTCATCCCAAAGTAACCTCCGTAAACTAAAAGTAATAAAGAGCCAAGTAATTCTATCCAATTATCAGCTACAGAGAAGCCATTTAAAGAGCTATCTAATATTATATATATAAATAGACTTATCGTTAAAAAAGCTAAGCTTAGAGGTCTTATATTTTTACTTAACCATGAGTCAGAGTTCATATCAGACTGCCACCTTTTTGTGACTTCCTGCATTTCTACTACGTCCATTTCTAACTCCTTTAAAGCCATTTCTAACTGCTGAGGAGATAAGTCTGAAGAGCCCTTTAGAATATCTATAGCTCCTTTTACATTGCCCGTAACTACGTTAGTAACAACTCCTGCTACGTCCTTAAAATTAATACTTCTTAGGAAGTTGCCTACTTTAGTCCCTTCGCCTCCGTTTTTTAATAATTTATCTTTACTCATTATTTATAAGTTTTTTAAATTCATTTAATACCACTACATGAGCCTCCCAACCTTTGTTTAAGAAAAAATCTATAAGCCCGCTAACTTCATATATATCTATCTCCTCATGAAGAGAATATAACCATTTTTGAAAATCTAAAGGGTTTTCTAATAGTAATAGGTCGTCTTCTAATATTTCGTAATCGTCCATAGTTTAACCTTTTTAATCTTTAATCTAAATGTAGGTCTTGTATGATAGCCTATCTGTAGCTCTATCCAAAAATCATTTAATATATTTTTAGCTA